AAGAAGAACTGGTAAAGCCGTAAGAAATCGTCAAACTGGTAAATTAAGTGGTTTAAGTGCTGCTGATACTAAAGCTGCTATGAGAGCAAGAACAGGCGCTTTGGGAACTGCTGCAATTGCAGGTGGTGCTGCTGCTCTTTCAAGTAAAGGTGACGAAGAAGCTAAAGCTAAAACAACAAAAAAGCCTACAACAAAAAAACAAGGACAGACTGCTTTTGAAAAAGCTTTTCGTAGAGCTAGGCGTGAAGGTAAAAAAACTTTTATGTTTGAAGGCAAAAAGTATACTACTGATCTTAGAAAACCTAGACAACCCTCTCCTCGGTCTAAACCTAAAGCACCTACTCAAAAAGCATACGGCGGTAAAGTTATGAAGCGTATGGGTGGTGGAAATACAATGTATCGTAAATATGGCGGTAGTGTTGGTGAGCAGATGGTTGCTGCCTGTTATAAAGATAACGGAGTATCTTAAAATGGCTAAATATAAAGGTGGCGATCTTAGAAACATTAGTGATAATATTTCTAGAATGAAAACAAGAGGTCTATTAAAAAAACTTAATAGAATTAATAAAAGAATAGAAAGCGGTAATCTTTCAGGTCGAAACTTAACTTCTCAACAAAAGGTTAAGGAACGTCTAGAAAGACAAATTCAAGATATGGATAAAAAGTCTGCTGGTATGTTAGCTGCTGCACCATCTTCTCCTGTTGTAAAAGCTGTAAACCAAGCAGAACGTATTGCAGCATCAAATCGTGCTTCAGCAGGGTTAAGTGACCGAGACAAAGCTAAAGCAAGAATTGTAACAGGTAGAAACAACAAAGATACTTTAAGTAAAAATCCTGATGTTTTTCCAGAAACAGGTAATCAACGAACAGCTAGAATGGGACAGCCAACAGCTAGAATGGGACAGCCTAAGACAAACAATCGTACATTTAATGCAATAACACCTAAACCTTCACAAAAATTTTCAGGACTAATGGCTGGTTCGCCTCCTTTACCTAATACTCCGCGTGGTTCAGATACACCATCACGCGCTACAAAACTTAATCAAACTGTTGATGAGTATGCAGAAGCATTTGCATCTCCTGATGCTAGTAAAATGTACGATCTTTCTGAAAAAAACAGACGTAAAGATATGAATATGTTAGAACGTGGTTTAGATTCTATTTTTCAAGCAGGAGAACGAGCATCTGCTGAAAGACGAAAACAAGGCAAAAGTGATTTTGATATGAATGAAGATGTTTATGGTATGAAAAGGGGTGGTCGTTTAAGTAGTTCTAAAAAGAATAAAACTAAAGGACGTAAACGTGCGGCACGTAGAGGGTTTGGTGTAGAAACCCGTGGAAGCTGATATAGACAATGTTCCTCACGAAGTAGGAATAAACTGGGACATAGAACGTCCAGTAGAAACTGATTATAAAAATTGGAATGAGTACTGGTCAGCACTTTCTAACTATATGCTAGAAAAATATAAGAACACTTATTGTAGGAAAAAATAATGTCTTTAACTGATTCAGAAAAAAATAAACTGAAACGCTATAAGTTAAGTGGATTAAATAAACCAAAGCGTACACCACAGCATCCTACTAAAAAAGCTGTGGTTGCTGTGCGTGATAAAGGTCGTGTTAAAATTATTCGTTTTGGCGATCAAAAAATGGGACATAATTATTCTCCCGAAGCACGTAAATCTTTTAAGGCTAGACATGGTAAGAACATTGCCAAGGGAAAAACAAGTGCAGCTTTTTGGGCCAATAAAGTTTTTTGGGCTGGCCCTAGTGGTTCTAAAAAAAGACCACCTAAGTCCCAGAAGTATGTTCGCGGTATAAAGAAAAGAGGTTGATATGAAAAAAGCAGTAGATGCTCCTAAAGGTTTTCACTGGATGAAGTCTGGTAAAGGTTTTAAGCTTATGAAAAATCCTCGTGGTGGATACGCTCCCCATAAGGGTGCTTCTAAAAAAGCAAGCTTTGAAGTTCAAAAGGTACATAAAAAGTGAGGCAAGCATGGAATGGGCAATCGCAACTTTTGGAGGTAAGCTATGCTGTATATTCGCAAGCGGATGTGGCGGCGCAGCTAATGTACTAACAAAACGTAAATGGAATTGGGAAGCAGCTAAAGATATTATTTTAGCTGTTCTTGTTGGTTGGATTTCAGCAGAGTTTTTTATTCCTGCTGCTATGGCATACTGGGGTTTTAATGATACTGTTGCAATTGCTTTAGCATTTATTGTTGGCTATTGTGGAATTAGATTACTACCTAAAATTGAAAATGCTTTAATGAATAGAATTAAATAAATGGCTGTAAGAAAAAAACGTAAGGCTAGTACAGCTACAAAACGTGATCCTGCTAAATGGGCTAGGGCAAAAGCTAGAGCTAAAGCTAAGATGGGTGGTAAACATTCTGCTAGAGCTATGCAGCTTGCAGTTAAATATTATAAAGACGCTGGCGGCGGTTACAAAGGTAAAAAGAAAAAAAGTAATAAACTTTCAAAGTGGAGCAAACAAAAATGGCGCACAAAGTCAGGGAAGCCAAGCAGCAAAACGGGAGAACGGTATCTTCCAGAGAAGGCAATCAAAGCTCTGTCGTCAAAAGAATATGCTGCGACCACGAGAGCAAAGAGAAAAGCGACTGCTGCGGGGAAGCAATACTCAAAACAACCGAAGCGTATTGCACGTAAGGTTAAAAGATATAGGAAAACATAATGGCTGTATCGGGTACATATAATTTTAATCTTGATATTGACGAGGTTATTCAGGAAGCAATGGAAATGATTGGGGGTGAAGATACTCTCGGTCACGAACCAGCGTCTGCGCGTCGTTCTATAAATATTATGTTGAAGGATTGGCAAAACCGTGGTATACTATTATGGAGTACTGGTGTATCTTCTTTAACTGTAACGGCTTCTACTACTGCTTATGATCTTTCTTCTACAACTATTGATGCTCTTGAAGTAGTGTTAAATAGAGATAGCACAGACTTACAGTTACAGCGCGTTTCTCCTGAAGAGTATTTACTAATACCTAATAAAACACAGACAGGCCGACCATCACAGTATTCTGTTCGCAGAGGTCGTGATAATCCTACACTATCTGTTTGGCCTATTCCAGATAATTCTACAGACATTCTTAAAATAGAGACAATTAGCGAACTGCAAGATGTTAATAAGTCAGCAGAGCAAAACGCTGATTTACCTAAAAGATTTTTCCCTTGCCTAACAGCAGGGCTATCTTACTATATGTCTATGAAGCGACCCTTAGTTCCTTCTGAACGTATTAATATGTTAAAAGTTAATTATGAAGAAACACTAGCTAGAGCTATGCGGGAGGACCGCGAACGATCTAGTATGTTTGTTCGTCCTAAACTTGGTTATGTTTAATCATGGAACATATAATACAAGCATGGCCTATATTTTTAGGAATAATTACTTTAATTATTATACTAGCTAAAATGCACGGTGATATAGAAATTATAAAAGAAAAAGTAAAGACCTTGTTTGATCTTTGGAATAAAAGTAATGGCAAGTAATAAAAACGCATTAGCTATGTGCGACATCTGTGGGTTTGTATATCCTCACAGAATTATGCAAGAAAATAGTTATGGACTTATTGTTTGTCCAGAAGATTTTGAGGGTAACTTTGATTTGAAAAATCACCCGCAAAATCACATTCCTGATGTTCGGGATAACCCTGCGATACGTAATCCTAGACCTGACACAGGTGGCAGAAATTTAACATGGGATCAAGTAGCAACCACTTGGGATTCAACAGATGAGTATTGGCAACTAATATGACAGACTTAACAGGAAAACTAATTTCAGGAACATATAAGCAGTTATTGCTTATTAATAGTAGCGCCGCAAATGATGGTGTTAGTACTTCTTCTGTGTATGTTCAAACAGGTGATGGAACTAACACTGCGCTAAAGGTTGCTACGAATAAAGTTATTGCTCAGACTGCGTTTCTTGTAGATGGTACAGCAACAGTTAAAAATAATTTAATTGTTAATAATAATGTATGTGCCTCTGCTTACTATGGTGATGGTTCTAATCTTACAGGAATAACAGCTAGTGTTGGTGGAGACATTTGTGTTAGTTCAATTACAGTAGCTAACGGAGTTAATGTTGGCGGTAGCCTAGTTGTAAAAGGTGATACATCTGTAAGCGGTGATCTAAACATTGGAACAAATGCTTCTATTGGTGGCACACTAGTACAGACAGGTGTGGCTACATTTTCTACGCATGTAACGATTGCTGGTAATGCAATTATTGAAGGCAACATATCTGTTAGTGGTAATTTAAATGTTGGTGGTACGCTTACAGTAGCAGGAGCTACAAGCCTTAATAGCACACTTAGTGTAGGTGGAGCAACTAATCTACTAAGCACAGTTACGGTTGCTGGCAATGCTGGTTTCTTAGGCAGTGTGCGCGTAAGTGGTGCAACATCTGTAAGCAATGCAAATGTAGGCGGTACTCTTACAGTTGCGGGAGCAGTTAGTCTAGCCTCAACTCTCAGTGTAGGTGGCGCAACCAATCTTCTTAGTACGGTTACAGTTTCTGGTGCTACAGGTTTCTTAGGTACTGTAAGAGTTAGTGGTGCAGCTACAATGGCTAGTACATTAGACGTAGCAGGTAATACGTCTGTTGGTGGAACGCTATTTGTTACAGGTGCAGGTACATTTGATAGTACTGTTTCAATTAGTGCTGGTTTAGTTGTAGGCGGTACTGTAACAATTTTAGGTGATAATGTTCAAGCAGCAAATGCTAGAGTATGTGCTTCAGCTTTTTATGGTGATGGCGCTAACTTAACTAATGTTCCAAGTGGAACGGTTAGTGGTAATATTTCTGTATCCAATGCTCTTGTAGGTGGTACTCTTAGTGTAGTTGGTGCAACTCATTTAAAAAATACAGTTTCTGTAGGTGATGCTGCTAAGTTTGCAAGCACAGTAACCATAACAGGTGCCACAGGATTTTTAAGTACTGTTAGAGTTAGCGGTGCAGCTACGATGGCTAGTACACTTGATGTAGCAGGTAATACATCTGTTGGCGGAACTTTGTTTGTTACAGGTGAAGGTACATTTGACAACAACGTATCTGTCAGTGGTAACTTGGTGGTTGGAGGTACAGCTACTGTTGTAGGTGCTATGAGTGTTGGTGGCGCATTAAGTGTGGGCGGTGCAACTAATTTACTTAGCACTGTTACTGTAGCAGGAGCTACTGGTTTCTTAGGTAGTGTACGTGTAAGTGGTGCAACATCTGTAAGCAATGCAAATGTAGGTGGCACACTAACCGTAGCAGGAGCCGTCAGCCTAGCTTCAACTTTAAGTGTAGGTGGTGCAGCTAACTTTGCTTCAACGGTTACAGTAGCAGGTGTAGGCATCTTTAAGGATGCAGTATCTGTAAGTGGTAATTTAGATGTAGCAGGAAATGTCTCTGTTGGTGGAACTATATTTGCTACTGGCGGTATTACATTTGATGGAGACATCTCAGTAAGTGGCGATGTAAATATTGGTGGCACATTAACAGTTGGTGGTGCAACAAGTTTAGCATCTACACTAAGTGTTGGTGGCGCTACTAATTTACTTGATACAGTTACAGTTGCTGGCAATGCTGGTTTTCTTGGAACAGTACGAGTTAGCGGAGCAACCTCAGTAAGTAATGCTAATGTAGGTGGTACTCTTACAGTTGCAGGAGCAGTTAGCTTGGCATCTACTCTTAGCGTGGGTGGAGCAACTAACTTGTTAAGCACAGCAACTATTACAGGTAATTCAGGATTTCTTGGTACTGTTCGTGTAAGTGGTAATGTATCTCTTGAAGGACAGTTACAACTTACAGAGTCGGCAGCGGCTGCTGTTGAAACAACGGCAATTAATGGCATTACTTCTGTATCTCTTAACTTCGGTACTGCACAAAACTTCTTTACTTCTGTTACTGCTGCACATACTCTTGCTAGACCTACCAATGCTAGAGTAGGACAGGTTGGCAGTATCTTCTTGCATCAGCAAGGAGGTAGTGGGACAGTATCGTATAATGCTTGTTGGAACTTTATTGGTGGTACAGCACCTACGTTCTCAACTACTGATGATGCTGTAGACAGACTAGATTATATTATTCTTTCTGTATCAAGTGATGGCACTGCTGAAAATATTCAGGCTGTTATGACACAAGCTTATAGTTAAAGGACTATTAAATGGTTTTTCAAAACATAATGATGGGTGCGGGTGGACAATCAACTGGCTTTAGCATTGACCAATCTATTAGATTTACAATGGGAGATAGCGCCTATTTAACTAGAACACCTGACAGTTCGTCTAATCGCCGTACATGGACATTTAGTTTTTGGTGGAAAGTAAACACCTTTGCTAGTGGTACTAGCGGTGGATACAGAATACTACAAGCTGGCAGCACAGAGTTTGGATGGTCTGATAGTGATGATAAATTATACTTAATTGATGGTAGCACATTAAGAGCAACTACTCAAGTTTTTCGTGATCCTACAGCATGGCAGCACATTGTTTTGGCTGTTGACACTACAGATAGCACGGCAGGAGACCGTATTAAAATTTACATTAACGGTGTACAAGTTACCAGTTTTTCTACTTCAAACGACCCGAGTCAAGATTTTACTTTTGATGTTAATGATAATGTAGCACATAATATCGGTAAAGAAGGTAGTAATTATATTGATGCTTATATAGCTGAAATGTATTTAATTGACGGAACACAAGTAGCCCCAACAGCTTTTGGAGAGTTTGATGATAATGGAGTATGGAAACCAATAGCATACTCAGGCAGTTTTGGAACGAACGGTTTTCATATTGATGGTCGTGATAGCTCTGATTTAGGAGATGACGAATCAGGTAATGGTAACGATTTTACATCATCAGGATTAGCAGCGGCAGATCAAGTTAATGATAGTCCAACATTAAATTATCCAACACTAAACAGAGTTGACTTTCAAACAGGAAGCAATGTTACATTAACAGATGGTAATTTAAACATTGCAAATGCAAATAGTGGTTCAACTAATGATATTAGAGCTACCTTTGGTGTTAGTAGTGGTAAATGGTATTGGGAAGTAGAGGCCGATTCTCTTGGACAGTCAGGAGTTAATCGTGAGTTTATTGGAATTGTTGGAACTGAGTTTGATATAACTGCTGGATCAGCAGGAGCAAACTTCTCTGCTGATAGTACAGGATATGCTTTTGCAACAACAGGTCAAAAAATTAATAATAATAGTGCTGCTTCTTATGGTAGTGCTTTTACAGCAGGACAGTATATTGGTGTTGCTCTTGATTTGGATAATGGTAAAATTTACTGGAGCATTAACGGAACTTTCCAAAACTCTGGTGATCCTGCGGGAGGAACTGGCGAAGCATACTCTAGTATTTCAGGAACATTTGCTCCTGCTGTTGCGGTTGACTATGGTACAGGAACAAGTAGATTAATTGCTAACTTTGGGCAGTCGTCTTTTCAAAATACTCCACCAGCAGGATTTAAAGCACTAAACTCTTCTAATTTACCTGCTCCTAGTATTGTTGATGGAACAGCACACTTTAACGCAACAGCTTATACAGGTAATGGATCAAGCGGTCATTCAATTACTAATGATGCTAACTCTGGTAATTTTCAACCTGATATGTTGCTTATTGGCCCTAGATCAAATGGCGACAATCATGTAATGTGGGATGTAGCTAGAGGAGTAACTCAGCGCCTTAAAGCTAATGAAGATTCTGCGGAAGATACGGATGGCACCGCGCAACTTACGTTTGAAACTGACGGCTTTGATCTTGATACCACCGATCCAAACTTTAACGGATCAGGTAGAACGTATGTCGCGTGGCAGTGGAAAACTCAAGGCGGTGCAGGATCATCTAATACAGACGGATCAATTAATACTACTACTACATCATTAAACTCTACATCTAAATTTTCTGTATCAACTTATACAGGAACAGGCTCTAATGCTACTATTGGACATGGGCTAGGAACTGCTCCAACAGTCGTTTGGATTAAACGTAGAGACTCTTCGGCTGGTTGGGCTGTATATCATTCAGGTTTGGCTAGTACATCTAAATATTTAAAGCTTAATAATACTGATGCAGAAGCTTCTTCATCTAGTTATTGGAATACTACAGCACCTACGTCCAGTGTTATTAGTATTGGAACAGACGATGCTGTTAATGCTTCAAGTGGAACTTATGTTGCATATGCTTTTGCAGAAGTTGAGGGATATAGTAAATTTTCAAAGTTTACAGGTAATGGTAGTACTGATGGTGCTTTTATTTATACTGGTTTTAAACCAGCTTGTGTTATTATAAAAAGATTTAATAGTACTGGTGATTGGGTTATTATTGATAACCAACGAGTAGGATTAAATCCTGATAATAATGATCTTGATATAAATAATAAAGATGGTGAAGGTACAAATGATTACATAGATATTTTAGCTAATGGGTTTAAATGTCGTAGTAGTGATTCTAATGTAAATGCAGATAGTAGTACTTATGTTGTTATGGCTTTTGCTGAAATGCCTTTTGGTGGTGCAGATATATCTGTAGCAACAGCCCGATAAGGAGAATAAACTATGTGGGTATATAATAATAGCAGAGTAATTAAAGAAGGTCACGCATGGACTGATGATAATGGTGTTCAACATCCTAGTAATTGGATGGTTTGGTCTTCTGATGAAAAAACTGCTATAAGTTTGTCTGAAGTTACGGTGCAGGAAAAACCTGATGAAAAATTTTATAGAGTTAGTGGTCCTAACTTAAATGGAAAATGGACTGTAGCAGAACGTCCTATAGATGATACACCTTTTACTGATAGTGACGGCAATGAAAGAATTGAACTAGGTCTTAAAACAGAGTATATTGCTGATATAAAAAAGATACAGGGTAGTTTTTTATCACAAACTGATTGGGCATATATTCGTAAAGCAGATAATGGTACAGCTATACCATCTGATATACAGACCTATAGAAATGCTGTTCGTTCAGCAGCAGAAACTATTGAAACAAAAATTACAAACTGTTCTACAATGGAAGAGTTTCAAGCATTGTTTGTAGCACCTGTAGATAGTAATGGAACTTCTACTGGTAATGCTCCAATACATGATTGGCCTGAGAGTATTTAGATGAAATTTATACTAACATATATTCTAATAACTTTGTGGCTTGTATTTCCAGTGTCAGCACAACAACAAGTCTTTTGTTTTAATGAAGATGCTCAAGATATTGAAAAAGAAATACTAAAACATAATGAAGAATTTGTTATGTCAGGAGTAACTACAGCAGGAACTCCTATTACTATTTATAAAGGTAAAGACACTTTTACAATTCTTTTTTTCGCCCCTGATGGAAAAATTTGTACTGGAATTAATTGGACGGGAAATATAATTCCAAAATTAAAACTTAACAACGGAAAAGGTACGTAATATGGCCTCAACTTATACAACAAATATTAGGCTGACAAAACAAGGTGATGGTGATAATCCTAATACTTGGGGTCAAGTTCTTAATGACGGTGTTATCAGTCTTGTTGATGATGCTATCGCTGGCTATACGACAGTAAGTTTGGGCAGTGCAGCAACCGTTACGCTTTCAGAAAACCAAGGAACAGGAGATCAGTCTAGGTCTGCGATTATACAGTTTTCTGGATCAATAGGAACTGCTCATACATCTATCTTTGTTTTAATTCCTAACAATTCAAAAACTTATGCAATTAGAAATGCCGTATCAACTAACGCTTCAAGCAATGCAGTTATTCTGCGAGTTGCTGGTAATACTGGAGTAACTGTTCCTAATAGTGGTAATGGTTATTTCTTTACTAATGGCACATCTGTTTTCCAACTAGACTCTACTGGTCTAGGACTAGGAACTGCTGCTGTACGTAATGTTGGTGTATGTACTACAGATGTTCCTGATACATCTCTTGCAGATATTCGTTATGTAAAGGTATCTGCTACGGATACTATTACTGCTGCTAAAACATTTAATGCAACTGTAGCCTATGGCGACTCTGCAATGATTAAAGTATCTAGTGCTGTCAAGTCCTTTATTACAACTTTGACTGATGCAGCGTCTGTTGCTTCAGATGCTAATGATGGTAATATTTTCTTGGTAACTCTTGGCGGTAATAGAACCTTGGCTGCTCCGAGTAACATGGGCGCTGGTCAAACAGGACATTACTATTTAATTCAAGATGCTACTGGCGGTAGAACAGTTAGCTTTAACTCTGTATTTAAATTTTCTGGTGGCACCGTTCCTACTGCAACTTCTGCTTCTGGTTCTTGTGATATTCTTTTCTATACCGCAAGAAGTGCCACTACAATTGATGCAGTAATGCTTAAAAATATGACTCGCTAATGACAAGTAAACTTGCAAAGTTTGAGTTTCAGCAAGGGTTTCATAGAGAAACCACACAGTTTGCTGAAGGTGACAAATGGTTTGATGGGAACCGTGTACGTTTTCGTGCGCGTAAACCTGAAAATATGCGAGGTTATGAGACTAGAGTAAGCACAGCCTTTGATGGTTCTGCTAGAGATTTAAGGGCTTACCGTGATTCAGATAGAATTGCTCGTGCAGTTTTTGGCACACCCGAAAAACTTTATGAAATGAACGGAGACCAGATATATGATATTACTCCTATTACTTCTACTGTAACTTTAGCTGGTGTTTTTGGAACAAGTGTAGGACAAACAAGAGTATGTGTATCTGATACAGCACATGGAAGAACGGCAGGTGACTATGTATACTTTACTTCTGCTTCTGTTTTTGGTGGCAATGTTAGTCTAACAGGTAACGTCTATCCAATTGCTTCTGTTGCTAGTGCTAATGTTTACACATTTAATGTAACAGCGGCAGCGGGTGCTACGTCTGCTGCAACTGGAGACGCAACATTTAACTACTACATTCCTACAGGTGCTTCAGTGGCTACCAAGGGTCTTGGTTACTCGGCTGCGATATACAATGCAACTGCACCAACTTCAGTAGGAATTAGTAAGATTACAACAACTGGTAGTAATGCACTTGTTACAGTTTCAACTGATGCAGCGCATGGCGGTTCGGCTGGAGACTTTGTAGTTTTTCAGCCAGCCAATACTAGCGTTACCCCTGCTACAGTGGGTGGTAACTTAATACTGTCCAAGCCGTTTATTGTAAACGCTGCTGGAACTACGGTAAGTGTTGGCGGTCCTCAGTTTCCAATTGTATCTGTAGCAAGTACACAGATTATTGTAAGTGTGCAGACAGCGGCTAGTGCAAGCGGAGATGTAACAACTGATATTAATATGACTGCTTTAATTTATCAGCAGAGTAGTGGCAGGGGTTGGAATGTCGCATCCTCTGCTGATGCCAGTGATATTAACCTAACATTGGCTAACTGGAGTATTGATAACTGGGGTGAGGATATTGTTGCAAATAGAAAAGGAAGTAATATTTTCTTTTTTGACAGTGATGCAAGTACAACACCTGAACGAGCAACAACTGTTACAACGTCACCCATTAGTGTAAACTCTGTTATTGTGTCTCCTAATGATAGACACTTAGTTGCTCTGGGATGTAACTCATATGAAGCAACTGCAACTATTAGTGGTCCCTTTGATCCTATGTTGGTGCGCTGGTCAGATCAAGATGATAGAACAAACTGGGTTCCGTCTCTTAGTACAACTGCTGGTGAAGTTGTTCTAACAGATGGTACAGAAATTGTAGGTGCAGTAAGATCGAAAAATGCTATTAACATTTGGACTGATAACTCACTATGGACAATGAGTTTTGCTGGGCCGCCGTTTATTTTTAACTTTGAGCAAGTAGGTTCTAACTGTGGGTTGGTTGGGCAACATGCATGTATAGATTATAATGGTGTTACATACTGGATGGGCAGTGATAACTTTTATTCCTTTGCTGGTCAGGTAGAAACATTAGACTGTACTGTAAGAAGATTTGTTTTTGATAGGTTAAATAAAAGCTACACTGATAAAGTATTTGCTGGAATTAATTCTGAGTTTAAAGAAATTATTTGGCTATATCCTTCTAAGGATAGTACTGAGTGTGATAGCTATGTTATCTTTTCTCCTGATGAAGGGTACTGGGTCTATGGGGATATGATCTTTACTACCTTTGCAGATAGAGAAGTGTTTGGTAATACAATTACAACTGGTGCTACGGTTGGTGGTAACTTGGTATATAACAATGAACCAACTGAT